GGGTCAGTTGATGCGAAGTGCTGAATGTCGATGAATTGCCCCGCTGTTAATTTACTCACGTTGTAGTCAACCTTAAACCACTTGCCGCCAATCTTAATCTTATCTTTTAACTTTGCTGCTATTGGTAGACTTTCAAGTTGACTCAACTTATTATCTAAGGCAAATATATCTTCAACTTCTCTTTTGTAGATTTCTACAACAGGAACTTTGAACACAATCGCAAGTCTATTCGCTGCGTATTCCAAGCGGTCCAAATCCTTATTAATAGAATTTAGTTCGATTGCTTGACTTAGGTTTAATTCTTCGTATATCTTTCGCATTGTTTTAAAGTATTAATTTAGGCTCTAATTGTAACGTATTTGCCTTTTAAGTTCTCGTTTAGTTTCATCAAAGCTAAATAACGTGATGAATCAATTAAGTGATTATTGAAGTCTACTGGTTCGTTAATTGCCTTGCCTGCCTTATCTGTTTTCCACTTGTAGGTTCTGAATTCCTTTTGCAGATTAGACCCTATTAAAAAGATTTTAAAACGTCTAAGAATGTCGATTGAATTAATAATCGAGTCCTTGCCCTTTGCCGTTGGTTTGATGTTGAACCCCATTCGATAAACTTCCTCAATACTTTTAGGCTCGGCACTATCTGCAAAGATTTCATCTCTTTTGTTTATTCCTAATTCAGTTAGTTTCTTAGCGATGTCTTGATTAGTCAATCCACGTTCATAAAGTCTTTCTTCAATGTATAGGGCTGAATCAAATTTGTAAACTGAAACTAATGCAGTCGGATCATTCGTAAATCCCCAATCCAAACCATGACCTATAAACTTCGCCTCACTTGGTACTACTTCCGATTTGTACCAATTGTTAAAGACTAATCCAACTAACTGACCACGTTCACCTAATCCAAATATCTTCCAGTATTCAGGGTCTGCATCTTTAAGACTTTCAATTTCTCTTTTAAGTGCATCAGGTAGGTGGGGATTATCTTTGTAAGTGGTTATTAAAGTTGAGCAATCTTCTCGGGTAAGTACTTGGTCATAAATCCAATGTTCGAAGTCTGAGGGGTTGTAGTCAATGATAACCTTTCCTGATGTTCTTAAAAGTAATTGACGCCAATCTTCAATGTCTATTTCGTTTGCTTCGTTAATAAATAGTATGTCACGTTTCCTGCCTCGAATCTTTTTAGCGTCATCTATTGAAAAGAACTCAATCAGGTTTTTATTAAGTAAGTAAGTGTTTTCTGTTTTGTTATGGTCGCTTTCGTTGTAAATCCCAACCGCCTGTAGTATCTCTATAAAATCCCTTAGTGCCGATGACTTCAAAGCGGGTAAGGTTTTTCTTACTATACTTATAGTCATTCCTTGATACGTTATACATTGCCTAATCAACCATTGTAAAGCTGCATAGGTTTTCCCTGAACGTGTACTCAGCCCCCTTGCAGGGCAACTATTCGGGCGTTACCTTCTGCAAGGGATTTTTGTAAGTGTATAAAGTTAGGATTGAATAAGGTCATCGTTACTCCGATATAGTTGATGTTAACCAATCAGGTAACTTATTGACGTTGATTGTTTGCTCGGTTGTTGTTTTAGTTGATGCGATTCTGTGATACTCTTCTTCTGTTCCAATCAGTTTGTAAAGTGCCATTTGTGTTAAAGGGTTGTTTCCGTTATACCATTTATTCCTCAATCCGTTCTTTACTTCAATCTTGTTTTTGTCAAGTAGTTCTTTTATATTGTCCAATTCATCCGATTTGTCAGGGAAAAATTCCCAAAAAGTTGAACGACTACAAGGCAGGAGCGTCACCACATCCTCAATAAAGAAAAGTTTCTTCTTCTCTATTAGGTCGAGTGCTTGGTTGTATATTTTTATTCTGTCGTATGCCATTATCCTATATATTTAAAACTAATTGTTATTCTGTTTGAACTTGTGCTGCCCTTTTTATGTTTGTTTTGTATTTTACCGCTACCGCTACTTGTTCTTCCAATTCTTGTTATAACCCATTTTTTGTCATTTTTTCTTGAATTAATAAAAGCAGGGTTTGAACTTGTAGAAATAAAACCTTTGTTATTGTTTTTTAATATTTCAGCTATGTTATTACTTAATAAATGACCTAAACCTATACCTTGATAATCAGGTAACACAACTGTTCTATGTTCTTTCCAATGATTTTTTAATTTTGGGTGAGGAAATGGTAAAACAGAACAAAACCCAAATATGTTATCATTTATTGTTGCAATAAATACCCTTGCAGCATTATTATGTGAATGACTTAAATAATGATATTTACTAAACACTGCCCAATATTTTGTTTTTTCTTTTGTTTCGTATATTCTAAATTCCATGTTTGGTCTATTTTTTTTTTGCCCTTCATTTTTGTGAAGGGTCATTGTATCAGTATTAAATATCCAATCAGGTAACAACCAATCTTCTACATCGTGATGACAAGTTATTGCTATAAACTTTTTATTTGTTTTCCTTATTGCTTTTTGCATTGCATAACTTCCAATTTTTGCAACTTGTCTATCCACTACACTTGTAAACTCATCAAAAGCAAAACAATTATTATCTTGCAATATTGCGTTAGCTAAATCTACCCTCATTTTTTCTCCATTACTTAAAACACAATATGGTTTTAACCAACTTGGTGGACTTGAAAAACCAACTGAATTAAATGTTTTACAAATATCTTCAACTGATTTGTCTTTTGGCATATCATCTAAGATACTTTCACTTTTGTATTCAAATTTATCTATTAATACATTTCCAAATAATTCTTTTGCTATTGTTGATTTACCTGTTCCTGACCTGCCAACAATTAAACCAATTGACCAATTATCATCAATATCAATATTACCTTTAAAATGTTCTTGTATTTTATTAGTTGATAAATCAAATGTACCTTTAACACTTTCAATTCTAAATGTGCTTTTAGGTTCGTGTGTTTTTATAATGTCAAAAGTCGGCATTCATAACTCCTTTCTATTAATTCGTTGTATAATAATTCTTGCGATTTTTCATCTTTTAATATAACTTCAATTCTAAAATTGATTTCTATATCATCACTTAAATCTTCTTGTTCTTCTGTTTCTAAATTAATCGGTACATCTAAACCCCATTCTTCTAACTGCTCAACTTCCCATTCATTGGCTAATATATCCCAATCCCATTCACCACCGCTTACATTGTCTTTTATTAAAAACTCCCTTTGTTGCTCTTCTGTCAGGTCAGTTACAATAATTGGTATTTCTTTTAATCCAGCTTCTTGACACGCTTTGTAACGCATATTACCTCCAAGTATAATCATATCTTGATTGACTACAATAGGTCTAATATCAAGCATTTCAGGGAAGTCCTTAATACTTTGTACCAATTTTTTAAACTTATCGTCTTTAATAAGTCTTGGATTATTTGGATTTAATTTAATAGATTTTATATCAACATGCTTAACCTGCATTTATTATCTCCTTATAAAGTTCTAATCTTAATTTGTTTACCTTTTCTATGTTGTGATTCTCTTTGACCTCATTGTAAAGGTTTTCAGATAGTTCACTTCTTAACTCGGGCAAAGTTATTAATTTTTTCATTTGTTTGAACCATTCTTTTTTATTTGCCGTCAGACAGTTCTTTTTATTCTTTGCTATGTTAGTGTAAGGATATTCATCTGAAACGATTACAGATACCTTTTTTGCACCCATTTCAAGCATTTTCAATTCAGACTTGCATCTATTAAAGGGTGTATCTTTTAGAGGGATTAAACCAATATCAAACATATCGTAAGCACTGGCATAAGTGAAGGCATCCATTCCGTTTATCCTGCAGTATTGTTCTTGACTTATTCGGTAACCACTTGTGAAAATGTTTTCGTATTCTTTCCACATTGCATCTCCTTCGATAAATCCGCTTAAGATTAGTCTGTACTTGTTTTGTGTATCAGGGTCTGACTTTAGTTGTAGGAATGATTCTGCTAATAACACTAAATCGTGGTGATGTGTTACCGAACCTGACCAACCTATTTGAATGTGGTCCGTTTTCATTCGCTTTACTTTTAGGTCAGGTTTGAATTGGTCCTGACTAAAATCGATTGCATTTGAAATAACGTAAACATTCTTATTCAAAGGACTCACCATATTTGCAAGGTGGTTTGTAGTCACCATTACTGCATTTGCTTGTTGTAAGTTGTAGGTAATCTGTTGAGCGGTCTTTTTGTTAACCCAATCTTTTTTAAGTGGGTGATTATGTGGCAACACCCATGTATCATCCCTATCAATTATAACAGGTATCCCTATTCGTTTAAGTTGTTTCCAGAGTATTTCCTGAAAACCCATTTTCGATACAACCGAACTTGAAACGATTAAATCGAATTGATGAAAGAATGAGTCGGGCAAATGGTCAATGATGTGAGCAGTTGTTATCTCGACTTCCTCTAATTCGTTTAGCTTTCCATGTGGAATAAGTAGACGGTGGTACTCAACCCCGCTTATTTTCTTGTCACAAACTTGAAGTATTTTCATTTTTCAAAAACTATTTGTTCATGCCCTAATTTCCATTGTGAATATTCAACTAACAATAATCCACACCGCCCTGCCATTGTTAATACATGGTCGAGCGAATAAATCCAAATGTGTTCAGTTTCGTGGAATTGCTTTTCATCCATTACATCAGGCTCAAACATTATCGGGGCTTGAATAATTAGCCTCCCACCTTCGCAAAGTAATCGGTGGCACTCTTTTAAAAATGCCATGCCGTCTTCAATGTGTTCGAATACGTCTAAGGCTATAATGTTTGAGAATGTTTCAGGCTGCCAATCTTTTGTAATCTCAGGGAAAAAACCGAAATCAAGTTTAGCAGATTGTGCCAAATGTTGAATATCATTTTTATAAGTTTCATCAACCTCAATTCCATGTGTTTGAAAGGTTTCTGATAATTCACCTAAAAGAATACCCGGAGCGCAGGCAATTTCTAAAATAGTTTTAGGTTCAATATTGGTTAATGCTTCTTTTACAAGTTCATTCTTTTCAGTCACATTAAAGACTTGTTCGTGAATAGTTGAATGGTTTTGCTTTGCACTCCAATATTCATCTAAGTAAATATCTTCAGGCTTTTTGAAGTAGTTTGACTTGTAACTACCTTCAGGTGTTTTGGTATAGTGGGTTCTCATTTTAAAAATTGATTAAGTGCATATTCAAATCCTTCTTGATTAAATATGTCAAATGCTTTGCCCCCACATGGAATTACGTTAGGGCATCCGAAATAAGTTTCTAAGATTCTATTTGATTTTAGTTGTTCAGCAATTGCAAAGTTCATTGATTGATTGCCAATAAATACTTTACAATTGTTAATTAAGTCTGCTAATTCGTAAAAGTTTGATACCTCCTGATATTGTAAGTTCTTGACCATTTTACTCATTAAATGAAATTCGTGTTCAGTTCCCACAAAGTACTTAGGGTTTAAATATTGATTAAGTATTGAATAGTCTATTTGTCCATTCTGATAGCGTTCAGTTCTATTGATGACAATTGTTTCATTCAGTATTCTTGATAGCTTTATCTCGATTGTTGGTTGAATTAAATCACAAGTCAATTCAGGGAACGCTTGAAAGTACCACCTCGATATATTCCCCGCTCCTAAGTTCAAACCTATTTCTCTAAACTTGTCTAAGTTATAATCAACTTTTTGACCGTTGTAGATTAACACATCTTCAATAAAATTAGTAGCTAATAACAATGGCTTGAGCATTGCAGCCATGTACTTATTCAACATCACGTTACCTAATGGGTGGACAAACCCTTTAACATAGTTAGCAGGTTGGTCAATGTGTAGATAAAGTATTGCCTTATCATTTGCATTATAGCAGGCTTGACGTATTGCAGGCAAGCTATAAAGAATGTCACCTGCGTTTCCTGAATGTTTTAACTTTAGCATTTTGTTTTATTTCTGGTTTAAAATTATCGAATGGCAAAAAAACTACTCTTAATAGTTCTCTGATGCAAGACTGGCAAGATAGGTTACGAGGTGGCGGTCCATGCAATTTCGCATAAGCATCTTTTACTATCTCGTAATCAATGTTGGTAAATTCGCTGTAATGATGTTCTTTGTAAGTTTCCCACTTGCCCTTAAGTGGTAAAAGTAAATTGTAAATATCTTCTGTCATGGTCTGTTTAAGTAATAATAAAGATAAGCCGAACTAAAACCGTATAAGATAACTTCTAATAGATTGGTATTAAAATATAAAGCCAATACACACCCGAACCAAAAGGATAGGCAATAACCACACGAAAAGGGTTTAATCGGGTATATCTTGAATAACCTTTGACTCCATTCAATCATTAACTCAGATATTACATATCCACTCGACACGCTCATTAAGCATATCATTATAAAGTTTATCATTTTTTAGTTTTATTTTTTCAATTGCTAATCTTATGGCGTGCCTTACTGATTCGTATTTAATACCGACTTCCCTTGACACGTCCCGATAATTTCCAAATTTGATGTAAAGTTTTAAAAGTTCCTTTTCGTAAAAATCTAAGCATTCAATTTCACTTTCAATTGATTCAATAAGCTGTTTAAATTTACTTTCAAACCCTTCATTGATGTTAGTTACCTCTTTTATCTTTGCTTCGCTTAAATCATATCTATCGTCATTGTGATGGTACTTATGATAGAATGGTGAAGTCTTTGAGTTGAATGAGTTTGAAGCAATACGAATAAACAACCATTTTAAATAGCCTTCCAAACTGGCTTTAATTACTTTTTCTTCATCCATTTCTAAAAATACCATGATCGTTTCGTGAAATAAATCTTCGCAAAGTGAAGGAGGCGCAATATTCTGACAAACTTTTTTGAATTGTTTATCTCGATACAACGCCTCTATTATTTGCTTTTTATTCACTAATTACGATTAACCCTCCCATTCAATTAAAATAGTTTTGACAAATCCATTATTCCATTGTTCGTATTGTTTAGCTATATCCTCATTTGACCACGATACGGCAGCACCTGTATCATAGACATTAACCCATGCTTGGAACTTTTTTGGCTTGGGGATTAAAAGTAAATCATATTCTGATTCTTCTTTACTTTGTTTCCAAAATCCATCTTCTGTAAATGTTTCAAGTGTTCCACAAACTAATGCAACAAGTTTATACTTACTTACTGCATTTGAATAATAAACAATTTGTTCAGGTATTGAACCATCCCTACAAACCACTTGATATTCTCCTGATTGGTACTTTTCCCAATCGAATGGGATTCTTTTGTTTTCCATAATTTATTTTGTTTGGTTTTTAATGTTTTGTATAAACAATTCGTATTCAGTATTAATAGCTTCTTTGCATAAACTGACTGATTCTTTTGAAAATAAAATTCCATGTTCAAATGCTAATTTTATATCTTCCTCACTATACATTCTTTCTTGCATCCATTTAGCACCTTCTTTAAATCCAGTTTGATATGTTTTATAAAACCCATCACTACAAATAGTTCTTTCAAAATGTACTGCTGATGATAAGACAGCAGCTTCTTCAAGTGTTTCTGTGTTCATGTTTTTATTGTTTGGGTTTTGCCCCTTAGGTCTGAGTTGAACAGACAAGTTTACATAGTTTTTATTTCTACGCAAGGTTTTACCAATTAAACTACTAAGGGTTTGGATTTACTTAATCTTTTCAATTGCCTTCAAAATTGCCTTCTCAGCTATCTCTCTGGCATTGTCACGTCCTAATTTGTCGATATTGCCACGTTTAGTATAGATGCAGAATTGAATCACTCTTTCTTCGGGGGGTTTAGCTTGCCCCCCTCTTTTGCGTATTGTCATTTAGTTAATGTAGTTTCTATGTGTTTAAATTGATTACTTACAAATCCTTTCCAATGTGCTTCGCATCTTTCAGTCCAACCTTT